CTCATTAATAAAATAATCGGGCCCCACCGTCATTGTAAGGCCGCGGGACCTTTCAATTTCTTAAGACGGTGGCTATACCAGAGCACATCCCGACATGTGCTCATCCTGGGACAACTACAAAGCTGACCGCAGGACACCCCTGAAACAAAAACAGGGAGAAGTCCTCACCGACCGACACATACCGATCGATGTTGGACCTCGTTGAGATGGGAGCCATCATGACCTCCAAATTATGGCACCTCTGCCATGGACTCGACACGTACCCCCCAGATGTGTCATTATTTATAGTGCGCGCTGAGTCGAAACGCGCATTAGTGTAATAGGGGAACTCCACCTCCAGCACTGGCTGCCGAGTGGCCAAAGTTGCAGTGCCACCAGCGGCCATGGCTAACCTCGTGGGCCTAATAGCCCGAGAATAGTCTGACTGGGAGGTAGTTGGGAGTGTCGTAGGGGCCAAATTAATGGACGCCCCTGTCGACGCACCACGCTCGACGCCCACATAAGTGGTCGCACTAAGTGCATCCCCTGTTACTAAATATTTTGACCGGTGCGCCCCACGCATAGCCACAAAGGCTGGGGCCAAGTAGTGCAGCAATGAAAGTCGCACATAATTAAATTTCTTGGCACCAGTGGTGGTCACATGCAGCGAGTTTGCGTTGTACCCAAGATAGTCTGGCACGTCATACAAGGAAAAATTGTACAGCGAGCAATTAGACGTGCTGCCAGGGGCCAACGCATATGAGGAGTGGTAATAATACCGCTTAAGCAATTGCCGAAACGATACTATACGCTCTCCAAAATACACCAAATTATCATTGTCATGTGTGGCATCAACCCCCATTGACACCTCTGACTCTGGTGTCCCTGTGCCCGGATCGTTACCCCCATCAACAACAACCTGATCCTCCTCATCATCACCAGCTTGAACGACCAAAGAATAGGGGTTGGCCCATTGCGGCAAGGCAGTGGGAGCTGCAAACTCACCATCAACCAAGCTCACAAACACATTAATCATAATGTCATTATTGGCCACTGAATTGGGCGTGGCGAGATTGTTCAACACATGGATGGCAAGTACACCATTGCTGTTGGCCGGGCTAGCCGACGCTTTCGCAGTGGTGCCGTAGCGCGTGTTCGAATTGGAAATTCCGGGCACAGCCAGATAATGCAACGGCTGCCCCCAATCTATTTCCACCACAACATCGCGCTCTGTAGATATGTCGACCACCCTGTTGTATTGCACATTCGCCTCTAAAGACGCCACATATTGAGGATCCCAAGTGATCCTGAGGCGCCCTTTGTGATAATTGCTCGCCACAACCTGAAACCGGTACCGCATCTTGCCGCGCCAATACTGAAACGGCAGAGCTACGAACGCGCATGCGGGCAAGTAATAACTAGGGGTGGTGAAATTGGTTACCACTGGTGTGACATATGTGTTCCACAGCAAAGCTCCCGCCGAAGCGGCAGTAGTCCAGGCAAATTGTGTTAGGTAACTCTCACGCGAGGCAAGATTAGCCACTATCAACTCATCCTCTGCGTCAACTCCGATGATATTAGCATCAATGGACACCTCCTGCTTTGAGTCCACTGTAAGTTTGGAACTGGCGTCGGCGACATCTGTCGTCGCATAGTTGGACACATAAGTAGGCCGCATTACCACAGGAGGGTCTATGATAGCAGGCCGTGAAAACCCAAACTGGCGGGCTATAGCTGCCATGGCGCCAGAAGCCATGCTGGTAGCGCGGGCGTAGGGACCTATAACAGGGGCCCGCGAAAGAGCACCCGCGGCCGCCGATATGGCGGTAGCAGCATGGGCTACTGGAGTGTCCCCATATTCATCATCTCCGGCTTGAACCACCAAAGCAGCTGAAGACACACTAGTGGGCACCGCAAACTCCACTTCACTAGCCCACAAGAACACAGTAATTGAAATGGCTTGCGTGGAAGCATTGGCATGTTTCAACCCCACCAACTCGCGTATAGTGACTCTCCCCAGTTCCGCCCACTCGGACGTGACAGGCGATACACAATCCTTGTAGTACACAAACGGTAACTCCAATTGCTGTGAACACTCGCACGAAGGGTCGATGAAAACTTTCATTCGCTGAGAAGCGGGAATGGCGTTTGCTGCGACAAGTGTGCTGGTACTCGTCACATCATCGACGTTAGGCAACATGGTGTAATCGGCCATGAGACGGCCATAGTAGAAGCCATTACCGTTTATAACAAAACGCACGTGCAACTTCGACTTCAACAGCTGATAGTTGTTGAGCCTATTAATCACACGCTTGTTACCATAGAACCCGGACCACGGATCAAATGTGGCGGAAAAAGGGGCCCCCTGTAAAGGGGTCCAAGTGTAGGTCGTATACAAAATAGGTCGGGACATAAAAGAGGCAAGCGAGTCGTCGACGCTCTTGAGAACAATATCCCTAGTGGGATCCGCCCTCGTTGGCAATCGCACGGACGCTCCGGTCTCTGAGTCCCTGAAACTCAGAGTCTCCACAGCCTGTTGTAAGGGTATGGAAGACTCGAGCACTAGCGAATTTTTGTTATTGTTAGCAACTACAAAATACTACTACCAGAGCATAGTCAAACTACTGGAAGAGCGAAAGTGTATTTGGCCTGAGAAACCTCCCCTAAATAGGGGTTAGGCGGCAAGGCGCCTCTCAGTATTCCGTGACGAAGCCTCCACGTAAGCCAGGACACGCTCGACAACAAGGCCAACATGTGGTATCCAATCGACACGGCCCACATTGTATTTAACCGCACAATGTGGAAAACGGCGGGAACACGTAGCCCCTATTGGTGGGCACCCTCTATGCTGCGGGTGTCCGTTGACGCGCATCCTACAACAAGGGTATGCGCGGCGTATATTTAACGTGCGCGCCCGCACGGCGCCGATGCGCACATCACAAGCGCTCAGACAGGAGCCGGCTGAAACCTTCCTCTGAGGCATCCAGGTTTCGGCACAAACTCGCACACCCCACGTTTGTGGCCAGCTCAACCAGCCCGGGAACCCTCTCCAAATACTCTTCCAGGCCATGCTCCACCAACTCACGCACCGCACCATCAATCACTTCTGCGTAGTGAGCCTCCAACCCAAATGGGAGGTCTTTCTTCACCACGTACAACCCCTTATAGATAGAGGGCATCTCCAAAGGCGCAGTATAGACGCCCGATGGGTCGAGCCTGAACCGTCGTTTCAGGAACGTAGCCTCAGCCCATGGGGTGTAATCCACGCTATGTAGCTCCTTGTGGGCATCAGTGAACGCTTTCCCGTCTTCCGCGAACAACGTCGCCAGCGCGACTTGCGTGAACCATGGACAGGCTGCCTTTTGCGGCGCGTTGAGCATGTCATCCCCATAATATTGCTCTCGCACGTAGTCGGCGAACCTCCCGCCAAGGCCAGGTACCAGCGGGTTGCTCCTGAGGTGCTCGCGGTAGCCTGGCACCATCTCCTCAAGTGGCGACGAGCCCACCACAAGTGGCGCGCACAGTCGCTGATCTTTGTCCTGCCCCAATGCCAGCTTGTAAAAACCGTAACACATACGGTCTCTGTTGCTAGCACCATTACAGTAGGAGGTCAGCCCTTGCCCAGAGGAGTTTCCCCCATCTGATACGAAGAGGTCACCACGCATGGCCGCGTAGTGGCGGCAGATCTCCTCCGCCACCACCCACATGACTGACACATCATCACTGTCGTAGTTGCCAGAGAGCTCCGCTATGTGCACCCATTTGGCGAATTGGGACATCATCTCTTGGTACGCGAGCGAAGTGTCATAGTGGCGCCAATCTCCGATGACCAGGTCGTCCGGAGCGTACTCTTTGAGATGCCGCGCCATCCTGTCCCAGTCGAGTCCAGTGGCGTTAGTACCCACCGCACAGCCAGTCTCTAGCCTATTATCGTGGTAGAGCCGCATAATGGGTAAATATAGGCGGCGCACGATAATGTTGAATGCTAACTGGGACCCCTTGAAGATCCGCACCTTCTGCTTGCCGACTGGCACGGGTTCATCTTTGTGGGAACACTTGAAGACAGTGTTCACACGCTCCAGCCGCTTCATCTTGGCCTCCATGCCCAACACCTCAGCTAGTAACTCAGGGCTCAGGTCTATGTCATCTGGCCTGTCGTCACTGGGCGCGGGTACCACCAACCCTCTCTTATCGCCGGTTCGAGGCCACCCAGGCGCTGTAGATAGGTTGATGCGCTTGATGGAACTGCACATATGTACGCCACTCAACGCCTCTTGGTAGGAGAGAGGCTTGACATACGCGTCCGCCCCTGGCGTGGCGCGATAGACGGCTACAAGCTCATCGAGACTGTCTTGAAACGCCAACCGGTATATGTCCGGGTCGAGTTGTGGTGCCTCGCTCATCTCCCCAAGGTGTTTAACCTCAACCACCGCTTTCCCAATGTTGCGAGGGGGTTCATGTCCCCTTGTCTCGCGAGTTGACTGTTCCACCAAGTTGGCGTACGGGGAGATCATCAGACGCGTTTTCTGGCGTACGTTGGGCTCTGGTAGGGTGCCAAGCGCTTCAATGGGAGTACCAGGCTGGGCCTCGCGCAACACAGAGTTGGCAGCCAGCGGCCTGAGCTCCGCCCGATCTTCGCTTCCCTCTGGCACATGTGGCTTAAGAGTATTGGCCACTATGGGAGGAGTCTTGACGGTGCACCGGGCACGTAGGCGCGACGCCGCCGCCTCAATGTCGTGTCTTGTCATCAAACACGCCTGACCAACGTGACACAACGCACCCTCTCCACCCATGGTGTGCATGCCCACTATCGTGGGATACTTGCCGGGCACTATGAGCAGTGCCCCACACAGTCCTTTGAAGGTGGCTTCGGGCCGAACGTACCGCAAGGCGGGGTAGCTGACGCCAAACCGGGGGCTGTAACCGATATCGGGCTCTGCGCGGTACATAAGACGTTTGACCATGAAATCTTGGTCTCCATCTCGCACGCGTGAGAGCTCCACAATCGGCAGCGTTTGTGAGACGATTTCGTGAGACACGAATGGCATAACGTCAGCCATCGTGCCACCAACAGCCACATTCACCAAGCACATGTCACCAGGCATCCGCTCAACACAGTGCTCCGTGACACGCGCCCGGAAGGCGGGTCCGTGTAGGGCACTCGTGCGTTGAAACACCATCTCTCTCACTGGTGTGAAGTCACCCGCTGGGTTGTAGAAATTGTGTGCTGGCATCTGCGCGATGTTGGTGACAACCATAAATGCCTGGGTCGTCACCTCGCGGCCTGACTCATAGCGCATGCGCACCAAGAACAATTGTCGCTCAATCCGTGCCATGGCCTGGTCATAAGTCATACCCCTGGCTGGTCCCTCAACTGCATGTACTGGACTCAACTCGCGCACAGCCCATGGGTTCTCCCTGAACACTCGGTCAGGGGGGGCCGGCGTGGGCCGCGCAATACAACCACCATTCTCCACAAACTCAGGTTCTGCAGAGCTCACAGAGGGTACCGACTCACCAGTTGCGGTCCGCTCCAACGGCCGAGGTGGAGACTGCGCGTGGTTGTAGTCCGGCACCGAAGCCGGAAAGTCGGTGTGGGCGGGTGGCGATTGGGCAGGCGTGACAACAGGCTGGTTGGCGCTGGGAGGTGCAGCAGTGTTGACACTAATGTGGATGTTACTCTTCTCCTCCGGCGGTTTACTCCTGAGCCATCTGCAAGCCGCCGCAATGCTCAAAGCGGCCAACACGCCGCCAACCAAGAGCACTGTGCCAGATGTTGACACCTCGATCACTTTGCGGCGCAGTTGCATCAGGGTGTATCCCTCCACGCGCCCCTTGAGCCACGCCATCCCAGCTCTGCTGAGTGTAAAGTTCGACACACCGGCTGCCATTGTAGTTATCGCCAGCGTGCCAAAACTACCCACAAAGCATGCGGACAGCGCACCCACACACACGCACACCAGTACCGGCACACCTGTGAACAGGGCATAAGTGGTCCGTACCGGGTGCTTGATGTAGTAGTTCTCGATGGGGGCTCGGCCTCCAGATGCTGCATCCACCGCCCTCACGACAAAGGGCCTGTCTGCATCTTCCTTGATGTCCAGCGACCACAAGCTGCGCCACTTGTCGCGCCAGGTACGCCTCGGGGGCTCGGGAGGCGGCGGAGGGGTAGGCGGTGTCTCAGGAACCAGAAATTCCATCACATCGTCCAAGTGCTGGGCTGTCGCATTATTAGACAGCCCATGGAACGACTCTCGTATGCGTGCGTTGCTCTGCTCCACGCGCGCTCCAAGGTCACGCCACGATGCGCGCATCCGCTCACGCAGCGATGGTTCCCCCTCAGTGGGTGCGCTCTCATCAGCGGTATCGTCCTCTCCTGCCTGCGCACCCAGGGTTGCGCGCTCTGCCCACTGCGCCCGCAACACAGCCACGGACACATGTGCTTCCTCCATCGTGATTGGAGCGAACCCAGTGGTGGCCGCGACATAAGCGGCGAATCGCACTGCCAACCGCCTATAGTAGGTCCGCACCAAAACTCCGTGTGATGGCATCCGCGATTGATGAACACTCGCCAGGTAGGCAAAATGTCCGCTGACATGGGCAACTCTCGCCACAAACTGGGCCCGCGTCAATACATCGCTAACGTTTGCCAGCCCCTCGAGAATGTGCATCCAGAAGTATTGCTCATGCCCGAACCGCAAAACGCGGTACAGCATGCCACCATAAGATGGGTACGACAGAGAGTCGAGCATGCAAGTTGAGAACACAGCATAACCATCGGCTTCATCGTCTCCTGCTTGCACTGACAGTTGGGCCATCCGCTGGGCATGTGCAGCCTCAAGTTGGGCCACATCTCTGCACTCTGCACATCGCTTCGCAGTGGTGTGGCCATGTCTGCATAGTGGCTCGTCTGCTTCCTCCTGCATCTCCTCGGCGTAAGCTTTCTGCCGCGCCAGGTGCTCCACCAATTTGGGCCTGAGAAACCTCATAAGCTGATCATACGTCAGATCCTTGGCGAGGTAGTTCCACACCCACCCGCGGGCGGCGGGTCCTTCTTCCTTGATGGGCACTGCTTCCTTCACGTTGTAGCGCTGGAAAGGAGTCGACACCCCTTGAGATAGCTTGCGCGCATCAACCATCCCGTGCACGGCCGCTATTTCCTCGGGCCTGAAGTGAGTTCTGCACCCCGCTTCCCCGTGGCGGGCAATGTACGCGGCCATTTCCGGCGTCGGTTGCGTCCGTGGTGGTTTCACGAAATCAGGAGCAACGTATGCCTCAACTACCACGTCGAACCGTCGCATGATGGCGGCCGGTTCGTTACTCTTGCCAGAGTTCAGGTCGTCTGCGTTGGAACTCGCGATCAGACAATATGGTTGGTAGCGGTGCCGGCCCTTATCCTTGAGGTCAGGTTTGGGTATCGGTGTGCATGCTGTGTTCTTCATATTGACGATGTGAATGTGTTCGTCAATCTTCTCGAATTCCAGCTTAGTCTGCGCAAAGTCATCGAGGATGACGCCCGTTGTGATGTTGGTGCAAACGGTGTCGAAGTTCTCTCGCACATTCAGATATGCGATATATGGGTCGCCATGTGGTGCTCCGAGAATGCGGAGGCAGTCGCGCATGATAGCCATGGTCGAACTGGATTTGCCAACGCCAGTCCTGCCGAGGATACAGAGCGCGTATGGCTCAAAACGCGTTTTAGCTGAGATCTCGCGGTCATTCACCTGCGTCATCAGGTTCATAGTGCTGCACATCAATCGTGACAACACTGCTTTCTCAGCGCCCACAGCTTTCGTGTGAGCCTCCTGTATGCGTTCCACCAGAGCTTTCACGCGGTGTATATACACGCGTTCGTGCTCCCCAGTGTGAGCCTCGTACGAGCCCTCCATGAAGAGCTGATGGTACGCAGTCACGTGTGCATACTCCTTGTCGATAGCGTGTGACTCACTCTCCGACAGCAGGGCCTTATAAGACCCCTCCTGTATGCACTTAGCTGTGGTGTCCCAGGATACCCGCACAAGGTCGATCACAGCCTCCACCGCGTCAAGGGCATCGCAATCCTTGTTCATATCTGCACCCAATCTCCGCCACAATTTTGGATATTTGGTGTGCACATCAGTGCCCACAACCCCAGCAGCAACGCACATGCCTAAAACGACACGCGCGCGGCCCCAGAGTTTGGTGTGCCTGAGGGTTTTCCACGCATCAACACCCATCCCAAAATTCTTCCGGGCCTTTTCCTGTGGCGGCTCCGCAGCCGCCGCCGGGACACTACCACCAGTGTCCGGCTCACCTCCTGGTGGCAGCCGGGGGCTCTCATCATCCCCGGCTTGCTCTCCCACCCCTACTCCACCCTGGAGGTACTGCAGTGCAGTCTCCAAGAACGTTTTGTCCAAGAGGGCTGACGCGAGAAGCGCCACGCCGCTCGAAAACTGCAGAACGTCCTTTTGGGTGAGCAGGTGCAAGAGACCCACCACAAGGGTCTCCACTTTCTTCGCCCTTCCTCCCAATGTTGCGTGGAGCGCTTTAAGAGCACTCCGCGTTACATCTACGATCTTGGTATATCCCTCATCGTCGCGATCGAATACGCTGTTGTTCATTATAAACTACTGAGCATCAGTGACCGCATGGGAGGTGTTCACTAGGAACAACCTCCACATACAGCCACTGTACTTTATGTACAGTGGTTGTGTGTGGAGTCGGCACAATCCCCTAGCCGCGCAATGCGCGCGGTGTCAGCACCCGCCGTGTAGAAAACACGTCTAGGTGTCAAACGGATCATTCACCGAGCTTGGTGTCACCGTCTGAAGTTGAGCCTGAGTTCCCTGTGAGAGTGCTTGCTAAAGCTCTCTCCCAGGCGGGGGTGGTCCTACCCAGGACCAAAGGGTTCAAAGAAAGTGTAATTGGATGGGCACATATCTAGACGTGCGGCTGGTGTACTTTGGTAGCCCGCAAAGCTAATAAAAGCTAAGTCGCTTCGGGTTTGGTCGGTTGTCACCTCCCAAATTACACTGCCCACATAACGTGAAGATACACGCGGACTCCTCCACGAGTCCGATTAGATTAACCCCATTACCCCTTTATTACTCTACCTTGGGGGTCGGCAGGTTCCTTACTTTGTATTTTCGTGCCGCAAGTAAGCACGTCTGTGCTCCGGCGCAGGTGCGCCGTTACTACCTTCTGGGGAGAGTAAGCACAAAAGATGCCTCTTTGTGTCCAGAACCACGAGGCGCCAACACGATTCCAATGTTGGCAGTAGACAAGCGCTATAATCACAAGGAACGTAGCGCACACACTGGATACAAACAAAGACGGATAATAGAAAATCCTAAGTAATTGCGGCCAATAACCCTAAAGCCACAAGGGGGGTTGCAGGTACAAGCCCTCACTGCCGGGCAGAGTGAATTGAACAATATGCAACACGCAAATAGCAAGCGAGAAAACACAAAATAATCGCCAACGGCCAGGCCCCGCCTGAACCGCAGCGTTTTGCGCCACTCATCTGTACCAAAGCGAGGCCGGTCGTTAACCGGCATATCGTCCAAAACCTACTAAAGGGCACGACGCC